GCGCTCCTTCTGCCAGGTACCTGAGGAAGCCCTTCTGCTGGGACATCATTACCAGTGGGGACTGGGTACTGAAGTACTTCATGTAGAGGTTCTCCAGTCTCCTAAAGGGCCCTGGCATTGCCCCATACCCCGCCCCTATCTCCAGGCCTGGCCATGCCCTCCCCTCCCTCCGTACCACATTGGATGGGTTCCTCAGGATCCTGCTATGGAGCCATGTCCTCCACTTTCCCCAGCCGAAGGCCTCTGCCATCCCCTGTCTCTCTTCCTGGTAGGAACCTCTCTCGGCCCCAAATGGATCGGGGATACCCATGTAGTAGTTGTCCTGGACTCTTCTGATAGCTCCACCAGGGGGTGCCTTCACCAAGGAGTAGGGTACACTTAGTTCCCCTATTGGCATACCCAGCCTATGCATTATATCTGCCTTCTCCGGACTGTACCTGGGCTGATAGAACCTCCATGGATGAGTCCTCCATGACTCAGTACTAAAGAACATAGAGCCTTTATTCCTGCCAGTCTTGAGCCATATTACATTCTCACCAGGCTGGACGTCAATGATAGCCCCTCTTGGATCATACCTCTGCATCATCTGCTGAGTAACTATTGACTCACTAAAGTTCTGGGGCTGACCTACCATACTAATAGGTACTGGCCCTACCCTTATCCTGTTCCCGGGTCCCCACTTCTGCACCCTCGGGGCAGTATCCAGTAGGTAGTCCTTTATTCTGCTAGCCCTAAAGAACTCCAGGGGCCTCAACTTACCCATGATGGTAAAGTGCTCCTGGGTCCAGTCCACTGCCCTACTAACTACTTCCTTGGGCATATACCTGGATACATTGATGACCCTACCATGAGGGCCGAGGTAAGTCCCCCTGTCAAAGTACATCTGCCCAAGTGCTTCCCTCAGTAACTGCCTACTGGCACTACTCATGTCAGGAGTCCTTATGAGGTTCATAAAGCGGTCAGTGGCACCAGTGACTTCATCTATCCTGGCAGGCCTCATACCAAGGACCCTGGCAAGGAAGCCTCTCCTGGGCATCTGGGCTGCTGCCCCTATTGTCCCAAGTAACTCCCTCTGGAAGTCTCCTCCCAGTCGAATACCCCTCAGGTCCTCCATATTCCTTATGGTAGTGGGAATTCCAGGGTCAGTAAGCCTGTAGGCCTTAGGCACTGATGCCCTTCTGTATCCAGCAGCCATGGAGCGCCACCAGTTCCTACCGGTCCTCCAACCTGCGGGGATAAATCTGTTTCTCCATTGTATGTTATGGTTCCTCAGGAAAGCCTGGGCGGCTCCCCTCATCCTGGAATAGACCCCAGGATCCTCCCTTGTACCTATCATCCTGCCTCTGGCTCTTTCGATCCTCTCAACTGCATTGTATATCCCAGTCTGAACCTGGGGCCGGGCCAGTCTCCTGGTAAGGCCTAGTTCAGTGTAGTCTTTGGTGAGCTTAACTGCGCCCCCTATACCCCTGAAGGCAAGGCTAATAGGGAGGAATGTAGCAGCAGTGCCAAGGAATTCAGTGCCCAGTCTGGCTGCCCTCCCCGGGAGGTTCCACCATGCCATGGGCCTCCTCTCATCCCTGCCGAAGATACCAAGGGCCTTCTGTGCTATGAAGATACCAGGAAGGACTTTGGCATAGCTGGTGAGGAATTGCTCTACTGAACCTACTACTCGGCCCCTGAATTCAGGAGAACCCCTGCCGGTCATGAATGACCTGAAGTTAGCTACCCTCTGGGATGCCCTGCTGGTGTAGGGTGTGGTCGCTGCTGCCCTCTGGGCTATCCCCTGCTGCCACCTACTATAGGCACTGACATCAATACCCCTCATTCGCTGCCATGCCCTATATCTGGCTACCCCGGCTCCTACAGAGGGCATTCCCCGGACCACTGTACCAATAGCAGGAGGCCCACCCATTAAAGTCCTGGCTGCTACATGAGTAGTATGGAACTCCCTGGCCAGTCTACTCCTGCTCTGTGCTCTGGAGGCCAGCCTGGATGCCATCGACGCAAATTTCCTACTGGCACCACTAAGACCTGCCTGGGCTATCTTCTCTACTGCACCAAAGGCTAGCATCATCATAGCACCCTTCATGAGGGTGCTACCTATGCCAGGTCCTCTGGGTGGCTCCAGTGAGGGATACCCTCCACTGTACTCCTCCGCGTAGGCACTAGCATACCTGCTAGCTACTTCCCTTTGGTTATCTCCTCCAAGGTATGGGCCCAGCATCTTTCCTCCTTGTATTCCCCTTCTTCATAGTTCTGTTCCTCATATACTTTCTCATCTCTTCACTCAATGCCTTGGTACTGGCATCAGCTGACATCTGCTCCAGCTCCTGCTGGCTGAGGCTCCATTGTCCCCTGCCGGAGGAGGGATAGGTAGGTTGGTTAGTAGATGGATTAGGTGATGGGGCGGTAGAGTGGATAGTAGAGCCAGGGCCATAGTACGCCCTGATGAGCTTCTTTACATCAGACGGAATATCTCCAGTCATGTACTGCGCCCATGCTACCCTTTCTAGTATTTGGTCCATGGTCATCATTAGTAGTTCCTCAGGCCTGTAGGATGGAATGACCTGTATAATATTCAGAATGAGGGGAATAATGGGCTTGTCTATAACCAACTGACCTGATACAGGGTCAGTCCTGGGCAGGATCTTCCTCTTCTCTTCATCTATGCCCCTGGCCCAGGCGTCAGCTAAGGGGACCTCCTCCTTGAGATCCTCCGCTGACAGCTCAAGGCAACTACTCCTCAATATACAGGTAGATAAGGTGGATATTACCCCGGCGTAGGACCCATATAGTGTGTCAAATCCAGGATATAATAATACCCCCCTTACTACAGCCTCTTCATATTGGAGGTCGGTAAGGGAGGCACCCTCAATCCTTACGTATTCTATTATCCTTAGCTTCCTGTAGTAGCATTCATGGTCCAGGATAACTACCCTGTAGACGGATCTGTATTTATCCTTCCACTCCAGGATGTCTTTATTGCTTGGGCCATCATTAGTAGTGTCACTATTAGAGTTCAATGGGCTCTGCATCTATCCCAGCCCCACTGAAACGCATTATCTGGTCACTCAAAGTACCAAGCAGGAAGCCAAGGGACTCATCAGTCTCCTCAGGCCCTATGAATGGCCACAACAGGCCAGCAAGAGCTACATGATCCTCAAACGTCATCTGGGATGCTGTCATCTCCCCCTCAGTGGCCATCATGGTCTCCCTGCTAATGGCGTTAGCCAGCTCCTTAACTTCCCTTCTGAAGAGTGGCCTTACATAATACCACTTCCCTGATACAGGTACTGCATATACATGCTTATATAGCTTCTTCCACTCAGCTATCTGTTCCTCTGTTGGCTCATCTATCTCCTCAGAGGTGTTTGGTACTTCATCCACTACTACTCCATCAGTCCTTGTATCTTCTTCTTTTACTTCCTCAGGCATTGCTAAAATACCCCCTTAGTTGACCGGATCTGGTATATCCCCAGATATTGGTTTACTCTCTGCAAGCGTGAAGCTGGTAGTAAATACCAGATCAGCCTTGCCGACATCATGAATTCTGAACTTAATATCCCTTAGCTCAACCCTGACTACATCTGGATGAATGTTAGATACCCATACTTCCATTATGGTTTGATTATTACCAAGAATGCCCACATTTGGCGTATTTCTGGTAGTAGTGGAGGTGCTGTATTTTAATATGGGAGGATCCCACATCCCGGTACCATCAAATACCACAGCATCACTATTGGTAGATAGTACAAATTCAGCCCTCCACAGACCATCAGGCTGGAACATACTCCTGTGGCTCCTTAGGACGAGAGGATAGTTATCCCTGGCAGTAGATGTGGCAGCGGGCACTACTGGCTCAAGGGCCTTCTCTGGACTCAATGTCTCCAAATGGCTATCATCAGTTGGGTAGAAGATAGTGGGAGTCATATCCATCCCCCTGGCGAAGTAGCTATACTGCTCAACAGTATTCCTGCCAGTATCATCCACACTGACTGCTTCCCCTACTATATGTACATCATTGATGGTCTTGATAGTATACTGGCTGTTAGGCGCTATTGGCACCCCAAATATCATTACAATATCGAATCCATCTACTATCTTGCTATTCTTATCCTGGTCCCACTCGTCTGGTCTCCTGCCTGTCATTGGCTTGATGCTAGGGTCCAATTGTCCCCAGTAGACTTCCATGTATTTCCTGAAGAGCCTCTCCCTATCCTGTCCCCGGGCTGAGTCTACATACTGGAGGACAGAGTAGTTGGGGTCACTCCTTATTGGGAGATATTGGTCTTTCTTCTCATTATCCCTCGTCTTAAGGGCATTCATCTCATCCCTCACTTTGAAGAGGTATCCCTTCTCCCTCAGGTTCACATGGAAGGTGCCCTGGACCAGGATATTGCCCTTAGCCACTGTCTTGTAATACTGATCCATGTAGGAGTAGATGGGCGCCTTATTAGTTCCCAGTGAGTACTCTACGTAGACTATCTCCCCCACATAGATGCCACTGAAATATAGTCTGCATTGATTGCCACTGAAGTAGTACTGCTGGTAGTCATCAATAGCCAGCTTTCCCCCCCTCAGGCCATCCAGGTGGGACTCCGCCCTGTTCCCTCCAAAGGGGATCCTCAATTCAGTCAATGCCTCGGCTACATTCACAGTGGCGCCACCTCACTTCTCCTTACCTCTACCCCTTCCACTGACATAAGGAACTTTGGGGGAATTTGATTGGCATCATAAGCCACATTCATTTCAGCCCAGGTCTTATAATGGGCATACTCCGTATCATGTACCCTGTATTCATAGTCCCCTGTTAGCTTATAGATCTCAGCATTAGGGAAGAACCTGTATATATCCCTGGTCATCAGAGTGACATACCCATACCACCTTAATTGGTTCCTGGTATAGACAACCTTGGCCCCATGCTCCAGGGAAGACTGGCTGGTAGCAGTATGGATCATCTCTCTCTTGAACATAGCATAGTCGTATGGAATGTCATACCTCCATACAGAGTCCTCACCCCCTATTTCTCCTGACCTGTTAATGGATCTCCTCCTGGAGGCCAAGGACTTATAAAAGTCATCAACCATCTGGGGAGTAACCTCTGCATTGCTGATATCCATGCCAAATGCCCTGTAGGATGGAGGATCCCCATATGGCCTGATCATGTCTATGTCCCTGGCTACAAAGCTACAGGTCTTCTCCACGAGGAGATCATCAATACTCATTACTGTTCCTTCATCTACTATCTCCACCCCATAGATGCCCATATTCGCCACGGCCCCATACTCATTAGCAAAGGTAATGGTCAAGTCAAAGGGGGGAAGCTGGTCAATGAGGGGGCTATAGGAGGAATACTCATATTCCCCCTCATTCCACTCAGTATCGTGGCTGTAGGACTGTATTAAGGCCCACAGTACCTCTCTATCAAACATAGTGAAGATAATAGACCCTGCTATCGTCCTTGACCCCCTGGTATATCCCCTGGGATAGGTGTGGCCCAGGGCCCTTACCGGGTGTTTCTCCCTGTGTATAGAATAGGATAGAGTAGAGGCATTGGCTATAATGACAGGCCTGGACATGTTGTTATTGCCAAGGACATGCACTACAGCAGTTATATCCGCCCCACTAAAGGTCCTGGAAGTATTGGTACTTGGTATCTCCATGGGGCTGCCGCCGGCATGCCACTCCCTGCTTATAAGTCTTGGACCCATGCCTGGGATAGATTTGGGTATACCCATGGTAGGAGACAAGTTCTCCACCGGTCTCTCTATAAGGGTACCCCCCATTGGCACCACACTGGCACCCCTGGTTACCAGGACTGGTAGGTCAATGGGCCTGGGTGATCTAACAGAGGATATAGACGGTACCACCCCTGGCACTTCCATCCTGGTGGCCCCAATCCTCTTATCCTTAGGCACATCATCCTCAATACTCAGTCTTGGCACAGGCCTTGGTACGTCAAGCATTACTACTCCTCCTACCTAGCTGACAGTATTATCCTGCCGGATTATTCAACCTTTCAAACTCCCTATTCCATACGAGGGAGCCGGGGTCATTTGCACCCCTCACGTCTATAGGTATCCAGTTGCTCAATGACCGGGCAACAAAGGTTGCCTGGCTCTCCAATTATGTTAGCTAATGGTCACCCATTAGTTCGGACCATATCTTAGCCGAGGTGGCTTCCTGCGTATGGCCTCTGAGGGGGGTTACTCCCCGGCCAAGTTGGGCCGGATGCCCTTCCCTGCTGATTGCCCATTGTATCATACACCAGATTGTCACCCTGGGGGGTACTGGATGTCTTTAGGGGTTTCCAGCATACAGCAGGATTTAGAGTCAACAAGTGAGCTGGTTTATTGACTATATCATCTACACTAATACCTGCTCCAGAGTTGAGTATCTCCACTCCGTATATCCTCTTGACGGCCGCATTCCCATACTCATTCTGGGCAGTAATTGTTATATCAAAAGGTAACACCTGATCATCATATATAGGTGGCCTCTTCTCTATTCCAAGTGGCATGCCAGTCCTATCAAGCATCTGCTCTGCCACTTCCTCAGAATAATTAGCCGGCTCCCTCAGATCTCCTGTCTTAGCATAGTAATACCAGATTGCCCTGGTGTCCTTACTAAGTGCAGTAAGAGGGTTTCTGTCAAAGATTGTAAAAACAATGGACCCGGCTATACCTCTCTTCATTAGTCCATCCTATTACTAGGTGGTTCGACTATACCTTAGCTACAATGTAGCTTCCTACGTATTATAGCAGCCTTCTGGTGTCCCATAGACCCTTCCTAGGTCGCTGCTATCAGAGTTCTTGATATGTTCATATACCCTTCTCTTTCTATACAGATAATAGGTTGCATCCTTATACAAGAAATCCAGCACCTTCTCCGCTGCTGAAAACCCATACTCTATATAATATACATTCTCAGTGCCTTTCCTATGAGGGCGAGCATTGTGCTTTAATCCACACAGTCTCCTCAAATTCATGTGAAGCCCCTGGAGGAATGGTCTAGTACCCAGTATCCTGTACCTTAGACCATAGTAATATTTCATCTCACCAGTCTTAAGCTTCCTTTGTCCCCTCTTGACACCTACATTTCCATCTCCATCGGAGTATCCCCTAATGAAATGGTTAATGTATTGGTCGGGTATTCCATATGGGAAAATGAGATTTATGCTCTTTTGGCCTGTACACATGTAGAGTTCCACAACCTCATGAATAGCTTTGCTCTCTACTGTAAGCGTATATGCCTTTAGCTTCTGCCTATATCTCAGAGGCTTTCCTGGAGCAATTGTAGTGGAAAGAACTCTGAGCAGAGCAACATCATCTTCCTTGAGGGCTATTTCTAACCTATTGGACTTACTGCTAACGTACCCGTCAGCTGCCAGGAGTCCTAAGAAGTAGTACTTGAATTCTGAATCTCCCCTTAGTAACTCTTCATTGTACTTATACATATCTACTCCAGTCTGTACGGCATTTAGCTTATCAGCTAACTTAGCCTCGGTGTTATCCATAGGGACTTCCACCGAATTGAGTAGGATTAAGAGGCAAGATTAAATACCTCTGCTAAATGACCTTGGATCGGCAGATCCAAGAGTGTATATTGGCGCTTTGTCAAGATAATATCCTGACTCTCACATTACTGTGAGGATTGGACTATACCATCACCCACGTGTGTGGGGCCCAGCGTGTAGTCTCTGCGGGCTGATCAGCACATTGTGCTGCCTTACCCTCAGGATTGCCCCCTTAGGGGTTTCCCTGATTTGAGCTGGGTAAATTCTCCCAGGGCTTCCGCCTCTGGTGAAGGCACCTTATCCAATATACTTCTGACTACTAGCCCAAAAGTTTGAGCCTTGTGTTGGATCATAATACCTGGGTATTTGTACATGTAGTTGTACAGCCTAAGAAGATCATCATTTGATGAGTAGGAAAGAATATGGGTATTAACCTGCCTTTTCCTTACCTCAGGTCTGCTGCTACACCCAACACCAATCAATCTAAACCTTAGCTGAGTAAGCATGTTATGAGAGCCAAGAAACTGAATCCGGCCAGATCTATTGTCAGACGGTATGTAAATACTACCATCTCCATCAAATAAACCTCTAATAAAATCTGGCTCAAATTCTGGTTCCATTTCCGGAAAAGTACCCCTAAGGGTTTTATTGCTACCTATACCCAAGCTCTCTAGTATATCTACTATATGCCTGTTGTGTATATAGATAGCAGCCTCATTCCTGGCATTCTTGAAGCATATAGGGTTAGAGGATCCCATTGCTTCCCTGATAGAGTAGAGAATGTCTGCCTCAGTAGCTGCCTGAGATATACTAAGCCTATTTAGCCCTGGCTCAATGCAACCATCAGCAGCTATAAAGCCCAGTACGTATGCTGAGTCATGATTGATGGCATCAAAGAACCTCCAATTAATGGAATAGTTACCACACTTCCTAGAAAGGTTGAACACCTTAGCTGCTCTCTGGGTTACAGCGGCTCTTGACCTGCCAGGAAGTAGCCCCCACACATCCGGGTTGTACTCGTAATTGGCTATAAGTATCCTATCCTCAAATGGTGTCCATTGTCTTGGATCGTCAAGTCCTAACTTAGCTATCTTATGAGATACGGAAGATATAGTTCTTCCCAACCTTGATGCTATATCAGCAAGTGGCACTACACCATAGCTATCTTTAATTAGCTGTATCTCCGATGGCCTCCATTTCTTCCTCTTACCCATTGCTTATCTCCTCTAGTAATCTTGGTATACTGACTACACCTTCTCTCTGGTTACACTGTAACTCACTCCCTGCATCTCCATTATCTGGACATTACCCAGGACAGCCTGGATATCCGCCCCACTAAAGGAGGTGAAGGTCCTGGTATATGTCTCTAATTGCGTTGCCATATTTATCTCATACCTCCCTTCGTATATAAAAATGGAGGATGGGGGTGTTATCCTCATCCTCCAAGGTATTACCCATCTACCTATAGTATATAGGCGGAATGGGTGTGGTGTCAAGCCTATTGGCTATAGTGCATTCCTTAGTCGGACTGTAACATGAATGATGTCAATACAGAAGACTGGCACCAGGTCCAGATCTACATAGACATTACCAAGCCTCTGATCTGTGGGGCTACTATTGATCTCATAGTTATATCCCCTGAGGGCCTGGCTCTCTCCCCTGGTTAGGCTACTAAGGACATTGTTAATAGCAGTTCCAAGAGCATTCCTTCTCTCTATAGTATTAGGATTGCCTATGAAAGGTTCAGCCACCGCCCGGACCAGGTCTGCTACCATCTTTACTATCCTGAGGGTAGTCAACCTATCATAGTCCGAGCCAGGGGTAGCTGCGGTAACGTCCTTAACCACTACCGGACCAATAGCTGGACTTATCTTGAAGGGCACATACCTCATGTCAATTAAGTCCTCTAGCTGCTTCCTGCTGAGTCTATGCTTCAGGGCTATCAGGCTCCTGCCTATGTACTTATTGGTAGTCGCAGTAGCTGCCGGCAGAGAACTGATAAGGCCTGCATAGGTGGTAGCTCCATCACTGTAGTAGTCCACAGTGGTTGCACCCAGTTTGGCTGCACTCATGGCCACTTCCGCCGCCACTACCTGCACGTACTTATTGGCAAATACAGGCATGAAGTTGGCACCCCTCAGCTTGTCATTACTATTTGGCACAGTTAGCCGCTTCACCCAGGTATTAACGTCAGTAAGGCTGTTGCTGCTAGAAGGCTCCACCCCTATTACTCCTATGGTGTCTCCCACATTATCAGCAAGAATAGTGAGGAGATCCCCCAGTTGGGTGTGGAAGCCGGCATTCTGGTACTCCAGTATGCCAGTTTCATCACTATAGTCCTCCACGTAGGAGTCAAGGTGGGCATCCATAGGAACTATAATGTCAACATCATAGTTCTCCAGTGCCTCATATCCTTCCTTAAGGGCTGTCTTCAACTCACTGGTAGTCATATCGGTGCCATTAGATCCCCCAGCAAGGGACTCTGTCCCACTGGGCTGGATCCACTCCGGTCTATAGGAATAGTCAAGGCCTATCCTGGTTCCCAATGGGTTCCTCAGCCCCGGCTGCTTATTGGGGTTAGTGAACTCTATCTTACCTACATTATGGTTCGTGACAGAGACATCCCCAGGGATACCATAGTCCCTCTTATACTCATAGGTGACCGATATGTCAGTATCATGAGGGCCTCCAAAGTAGACCTCATTACCAGTGACAAAGTAGTTTTCAAAGTCATTGGTGGATCCCCTGGTGGCCTCCACCGCAGTCCTTGTATCATACTCAGTCAAGGTTCCTGCCACCGTACTGTAGTCTATTGTAATTATAGTGCCGGCTGCAGGGAGGTTATCGGCACTAGTGTAGGTAATGGTACCAGTACCATCCCACCACGCTAAGGTGGCTGGCCTCCTTGTCTCAGTTGTAACTCCTGCTGTAGTCTCGTAGACTCTACATCTTAGTAGCTTCCCTGGCCATGTATCATGATCGGCATCCGGTGGAGATACTACCACACCAGTGCCAACCCCATTCCTGTAGACACTAAGGTCGGGCTCCAACCTGGCTACAAAGTTGAATACACTTGTAGTCCCATCACTTGAGGTACCTACATAACCCTGGGTTACGTATTGCCTATACTGTGAAGTATTCCGCCCAACTCCCTCTGCATTTATTATAGTACTCCCTACTACAGAGCCAGCAGACTGGCTCTCATTTCTGTTAATGGGAGTGCTATCAAAAGTTGCAAAGTCCTTCCCCGCTGTCTCCAGTATCTCCCCAGAGGCCAGGGCTACCTCATAGACCTTATTCAGGGATATTACCTGGTTACCTGCAGTAGCTATATTCTGGCTCCAGGTCATTCCAATGGGGCCTACCTTAATTACAGAACCCTCCCCGTAGAGGGGATCAGGGGCTATTATAGTATCCGGAATACCATCACTGTTATTATCACCAAAGGTAGTGATATGATGCAGGTAGATGGTAGTCTTCTTCAGGGTACCGTCACTATTCCACTGAGTCTGTACTGCTGGACCTCCTATGAGACTCATACACGGACCAGTAACATCCCTCACCATATCATCCTGGTAGTACCCCTGTCCTGATGCGCCAACTACTCCAGCTGCTTCATTATATGGAAATGCGCCGGATGAGGGGACAACATATGCCCCACCTATAGTACCACTCAGAGTTACCTCATATTGCGCCTTCATATCAGTAGTAGATGCACTTATATAGGGGTTAAGGTTAGTGTCTGCATTAATAGCATCCACCAGCTCATTAACATTCCTCACATCAACAGCGGTGTTATCTGTGTTGAAATAGTCAAAGCTGTAAGTGGACTCTACCCCGGTGAAGGGATTGTAAACTATGGCACAAGTCCTGCCGTAGTTAGAGCTACTGGCATTTCTATCTACCCCAACCCTCATTGTGAATTCATTGTATCTACTACCCTCATACTTGGCAGTAAGGGTTAGAGCATCTATCATAGTGGCCTCACCTGATACTGCATAGGTTGCATCCGCAATACCTGATGCATTACTGGTAAAGTCCCTGGTATAGGCGCCATCCTTTTCCCTGATACCCAGGCTAGCCCTGGCACCATTCCCAATCCTCATAGCCCTAACGTCCACAGTCTCAGTAGTAGCGCCCCACACTTCATAGGCGCCCCTTACAAGACTTCCTTCCCCAAAGCGACCAAAGATATCACTGAGCCTCTCAAGGGAATGCACTGGAACTGCCTCATTCTTGGGGCCGTCCTCAGCACTACCTACTACAAGAACACTTGCGCCGGTGTCTGCAGGCCTCTGGACATTAAGGCCTCCATCAGGGTAATTAAATTTTACTCCTGGTAGTTTATCAGCCATATATCTTCTTACCTCCTCTCTCTTTCCTGTTATGTACCTAAGTCACTCAATCTGTCATAAATTACTATCTCTTCAATTATTTGCTTTATTGAATAGAGGTTCCGCCCCCACAGATCCTCTGTCCTAACGTACTCTGTCATACTTCTCACCTTTAGTGGGTTCCTCCACCTTACCATTGCCTCCTCCTCTGTAGTGCCCCAGGTAAATCTGCCACCTCTGAAATAGTACATCTCCTGTACACCCAACTCCTTGTAGTACCCTGCAAAGATAACCAGATGGGCCTCCAGCCACTCCATTAGCTCGTCAGCCTCCTTGTTAGTGAGGCACCAGCAGTCAAGTTGTACTAAATTGTCCATCCATTGTCCCTTTATTTCAATATAGTCCTCCCCATCCTGGGTTTCCTCCTCCAGCCTCACCTGCTCCCTGATGGTGGGCTTGATATACTTGGGAGCATCAAATGGGTGATCCCTGGTAGTTCCAGGCTCTCTCCTCACTACCTGGTAGGTAATAGTCTTAACAAACCTCCCCCTCAAATTGTTTATGTCCATATCGGCGGCAGTAATAAACTCTGAAGGATAGGCCGGGAGAACTCTTAATTGCTCACCACTGTAATCAAAAGCATATGCAGGAGGGATAGTTCGCCCCAGTTCCCTTAGGAACTGCCAGATGGACATGGTACCTGCTGCCCTTAGTCTTGGATATTCCCCTATAAGGTCATATGAAGTTCCACTAACTCCCATCTATCTTCCTTCCCTACTTACCAACTACTGGCTATTTGCCAACTACGTCTGCCTTACACACGCACTTCCAGTACTCCCTACGGCCAAGGTCACCAAGGAGATCCTGCGCCATCAGGATGTTATGTTTAATAACTACTTTGCCAAGGACCTCATCAGCTTCTGGCTTCCTCTCCAACTTCCAGTTGAACTCAAATATCTCATCTACCTGTTCTATCAATACATCACCAGCTGCATCCCACCTCAGGTAGATATTTGTGTATGGTACACTTATAAGGCCCGGTGGGGAAGGCATCTCCAGTGCTCCCAGCACTCCCCCAGTTGACTGGATCATCTTCCTGGCAAGGACTATGTGGTCAACATAGGTATATGCAGGGCCTCCTATTGCCTCTTGCGTCTCCTCATCCCAATATTGACTATGGGTGGTAACATCATAGTGTCTCAGTAGCATCCATGCCCCATACTGCTCAAGGAGAGAGTCTATCCCTTTCCTCAGGTCTATCTCGCCATGGAATCCAGGATATGGCTCCACATAGGGGTGTTGCCTTACCATAGATGGGTAGAATGGTGGCCTCCTATCTACATTCCTATTGGGTCTATCACTTCTGGGTCTCATAATAGCACTCCCTATGTAGTAACATACCTTCCTACAGGAAGGAACCTGCTGCTTGTGCCAATGTAAGCTCCTCCACTAAGGTCGGCCGCATAGATCCATGGTATCAGGGCATCAGTCATTGGCTCCTCCCTGGTTCCACCAGGGCCTATGGCCTCCGTCTTCCTCAGGTCCCTGAATGGTAGCCTGGTCCATGAAGCCGCAGTAATGGGCCTCCTGGGGTCATACTCATGTAGTATCGCCCAGTCAGGTCCAATTCCAGCATCAGTGCCGTCCTTGACCATATCCTCTGCCTCATCCCTTCTCTCAGTGTAGTCCTCAAGGATAGGCAGTAATACCGGCATTAGGCCCCTGGCGTCATGCTCTATCTCAAGGTCGCCAAGCCTCTTCCTTACCCCAGCCCCTCCGCCAGCAAAGATGAGCATAGCCGCATAGAGACCACTGATCTTACTCTGGTAGATTACAAACTCAGTAACGTACCATGGCACATTGTTAGGATCTATTACTGATGGATAGAGCCTATCGGCCTGCTTAGAAGCCTCATATATAAACCTCCTGATAGTATCATCAGGTATATACGTCATTACCATGGCAAGCATTGGACCTATATTAAGTCTTATTATGTTAGGCCCTGCGTAGATGGGACTGTAGGTGGTAGTGAAGACAAACTGATAGTCCTCCTTAAGGGGGTAGGTGTTCAAGCCTGGAAGGCCTTCCTCCACTGTAACTATGTATTCATTATTATTAAGCCAGCCTGTACCATCTATCCTTATTATATCCCCAGATGGATGAAGGGAGTAGGTTGGGGCTGTATGGGTTACACCAGGGTCGCCCAGCACCTCCTGGTTAGCAATACTTACATATCCACTTAGTGATACCTGGGGGTCTTCAAACCATGCGGAGCCAATAGCGGCAGGAGGCACAGAGCCTGATGCCGTTCCGAGGAAGTTCCTATTACCAATCTCACATTCATCATTCAAGTATACTAATATGGGTGATACTGAGCCAGTGCCAAGATTGCTGGTATAGTTCCTGGGAAGGGTATCAGTTACCTCAAGGTATCCTTCCCTTGTGGTAGCGGGAAACTGGGGCTGTACACCTGAGGAGTAGACGTATCCGCTGGGGGTGGCGGTCCAGAATTGCCACCAGTAGTCCTGCTGGAGCTTATTGCCATAATAGTCCTCTATATCCCCATCTACTACCGCATAGTACCTGCTATTGACCTCCATATTACCCGACGGGTCAATAGTAAGAAGATTAAGGGAGTCAGTATAGGTTAGAGTGAGGTTCGGTACCCCACTCATGGGGTCCATGTAGAGTCTGATAGTATCAGAGTCAATGGTAGACTCATCCATCCTCTCACTAAACTGTACTACCAGGAGAGAGGATATAGCTACGCCAGAGGCATTTGCCGCCGGTATAGTACTCTTAACATAAGGTCTACCAGTATCATAACCCAAATAATTCAATACCTCCCAGCTTAGCGAATAGTTATAGTATCGTCCACCATTTGTTTCCTTTCCTTGTCATAGATCATTGACTGCTCTTCTCTGATAGTTGAAAGTCCTGAGACGTTGGGACTTGCCAGCCTCTCCCTCAATGCACTGACCACTACCCCTCTCCTCTTCCTTCTATCTGGCCTGTTAAGTTCCCACTCTATCATTGCCTCTATTACGGGCGCACTTGTAATTGACTCTGCAAGGGTTATTATCTCCCTGGCATTGTTCGCCATGACTTTATCTATCTCCTTCACAGAGGCTAATGGGGTGTCATCAATTAGCTTTGACTGTCCCTTGGGGTTGCATACCACCAGGATACCCCTTCCAAGTGCATTGGCTATCCTGCTGCAGTCCTTATCCTTTGGCACAGGACCATAGTTCGACCCCCACTGGGTTAGCCTCAACCCACTAAGCTCTGAATCATCAAACATTCCTGCTTCCTTTGGATTGATCCTCACAAAGGCCGGGAGGGAATCCTTGTCATAAGTCATTCCCCTGCCCGGGGGCGGCACCTCCCTTGGCTTAATGGGCTCAGTATTTGGGCCATCAAGCACCAAGGGATTAATTGAATCTGTGCCTTCCTCATTTAGTTTATCTTCCATATTAACAATCCTCCTCATAGTGTATAACCCCCTCCACTACAATGGTTCACTATGGTAGGAAGTTATAGTATCGCCAACCAGCTACCAACATGGTGTGGTGTAGTTACCAGTGGATCTATCACTGGTGAAGCGGCAGCATTTGAGCTATTAATAAATGATACGACAAAGTGATCCTCACCAGATGCAGAGATACGCATATCAAGGCCACTTGGGCTAACCTGCCAGGTGGTCATTATCCTAGGTATCAGGTTAATTGGGTAGTTGTACTTAAAGAAACCAGTAGCAGTTACCTCGTTAATGGCATCTACATATAGCTCCCCGGCCTGGTACCTCATCACATCAGCAGCAAGGCCAGATGCGCCATATACATACCCAGCTCTCTTCTTGGTTACAGCTGCTGTAGTTGGGGTTGAACTGCTAAGTGCCATCACCCAGCCTCCTTTCTATATTATTGCCAGCCAGGTAGCTACTACTGCGGGTACTGTGTCATTGTCATCATCATGGAACGGGGGGGTAGCAGTATTACTGCTATCAACAAAGGAAACTACAAAGTGATCCTCCCCTGATGCTGAGATATACATGTCAAGTCCGGATGGCTGAATGTACCATGAAACCTGTACCCTGGGAATGGCATTAATGGGGTAGTTATAGTGAAAGTAGCCAGTGGCCGTAGTCTCATGCACCCCCGTCAGGTATATATCCCCAGCCTGAACCTTTGCCACATCCGCGGCAAGGCCTGACGCACTGAAGACGTAATTGGCCCTTGCCCCATCACCAGGACCATTCAACCCATCTGTCCTGTCTATCATACTCCTTATTGTACTACTTAGTGCCATTTACTAACCTCCTTCTATTGGAGACAACCATTATGAATGATTGCGTTAGTTAATGTTGGTAAGGAGAGGTAGGGCATCCCCCCTACCTCTCTTTGTTAACAAGGTTAAATTACAGTAGTCCTACTATACGGCTGCAGTGTTACCACATTAGAATTATCAAAGACATAATTCCTGGCTATGGTAATATTCTCTGCAACAGCTACGCCCTTACCCTGCTCCAGGAGGTGCATACCCCAACGCTCCATTATCTTAATAGCCCTGATGTCCCTCGGAGGATCATCATACTCCTCAACCGAAACTGGGTCCCTCTGTACAAGGATACCACAGGCTGAAGAGTCAGCCATTATGACGGAAGTAGTTGGGTAGCTCCTGCTAACTGCAGGACTCCCACTGCTAATGACGGCGGCGCCCCTGCTATATGGTACATAGGGGGACACCAATACCGACAAGGGACTGGGTAAGTACTGTGGTGCTATGTTAAACGTAGCAGCTAATGGGTTCAGATCACTGGTCCATGGGTTTGCTCCTATCTTACCCAGGACTGTGTCCGGCCCGGTACCATACCCTGTAGCTGTCCCTCTACCAGTGGCAGTAGTCCTCAGTCCCTTGCCCTCATGGCTGGTACCCCAGCCGGGACTATAGGTTCCCTGAGGAAGCCTCCGGGTAGCAAGGACATTGCCCTTTAGGACTACCTCCCTTACCTCTGCGTCACATAAAAATGTACGCCAGGCCAGGGGGTGGATCAGTAGTGTATCAGGGGTGAAACCCCTCATTGCCAGCCAGGTGTAGAGATCAAATATGTCATTGGCAGTCATGGAGCCATTGAATGCTCCAGTGATATCCCTTCCTGAAGTTGACCCATACATTGTAGGATCAGCAACAGTACTAGGGCTAACATTGTCCATGACCCTATAGCCAAACTCATTGAGAAGCTTGGCTGCTCTATTTTCCTTGTGGCGTGATAGCAAGTTGTTTGCTAGTAGTCTCCCACTAGTTCGGATCATATCTTCTTGTGATAGGAGCTAATAAGTTCCTTGAGGGATGCATAGTTAATGCTCCCTACATTCTCCTTAACACAAGCACTACGTATGACCTCTGAGGGAATGCCGGTAATTGACGCTATCTCATTGACATGCTGGTTATTCACTAGTTTAGTACAACCCTCACAGAAGCTTCCACCAATTCTCTTCCTATAGAACTTGGTGTTGCATATCAGGCAGTTATCAAACCTACCTGCATAGAGTGCTTGAAACTTCTCATACTTCCTCTCCAGGTAGAAAGGAGCGTCCTTGTACATAAAGTCCCCAAAGTCAGGTATTGATCTACTAGCTACCCTAAGCTCGTATAGATCAACATACTTCATTTCCTTTGATGGTCTGTTGTAAACCTTAGTCTTAATTCCATTACCCTCAAGCAACTGCCCCAGCTGCTTAGCGTAAACCTCACTAGCTGTCTTCATACCCACTATAGCAGTGAGTTGCTTGTTGTTATTGTATAGGCTAATAGAACCATCACCATCAAAGTAACCTCTTACATAGTGACCCTGCATGTCAGAAGGAATCATTGGAGGTAGAGTTATTGTATATGTCTTTCTGGGAGTAACATTAAGGAGTTCCAAGTCAGCCTTCATCCTCTTGGACTTTAGTGCTAACCTCTTGTACTTCCCACTACCCTTAAAGCCATACCCATAATTATGGTCATATATCCTATGATCCATGTCCATGGCATTCTTGATATACTCCAGCACATCCACATCATTCTCATGGACAATGTACGCAAGCTCAGTAGTATCCTTGATACATCCATCTGCTGTTGTAAACCCTAGTACGTATGCCATATCTACACTCCATTTACTGAAAAAGTAATCATTCCTATGTATCCTATTGTGTACCATCAATTCCACCCATCTTCCCTGCTGATTGACTGTATCATAGCTTGGTTTATTACTTGGGGGGTTCTGTGCCCAAGTACCAGCTCATTCAGTTCGTCCCAGCATATAGTAGCGTTAGTTTTAAGCCGAGCCCTATCAATCAAGCACGGCCGGCTGCTCTTACGAATTGTTACCCCATAGGCTTTTTATCCTATGGCTCTACACATTACTGTATAGTCCAGCACATCTCTTCAGCCCAGTAGGCTGGTGGAAGCTCTTGGCCAGGTTATTGTTGAGGCCTCACTGGCTGTGCGTTGCACCTTCCTGGATACCTTACCCTCATCCAGGCTTGGCTCAGGGTTACCCCCGGCACTATCCGGTAGGGCTTCCCCTGAATTCATCCACTTAGTTACCATACATTGCTGTATAGAGTGGCTAATGTCTAACCACATTCCGAAGCTTATTACCCAACATATTTCTATGTTGTTTGGACTATATCTTCACCTGTTCTAGGTGTGTGGCGTGTTATAGGTAACCTATATTTACTACATGCACTACCTATCCTTAGTATTAACTAAGAGTCTCTGCAGGGCCCCTATTGGAACCCCTCAGTATTACCATAGGACTCATTTAGTCCCTTAGGCTTCACTGATGTAAGCCACATTTATTATTGCTGGTATCCCTACCAGCCGACGCCTTCAGAATTGACGTCCCACTGACTCTCTCTTATAGTCTCATCACCAACCCGGAGCTGAAGTCCGTGCTTGGCTACTGAGAAGGCAATTATATCCAGTTAGTACCCCTGCTTATCACAGTATTTGAAGGGCTTGGACCATATCTTCCCCATTGGGGTTCCACGTATGGCCTCTGAGGTTCCCTAGTGATGGTTCCAGCTTATACTGCATCGGTTCAATGACATAAGGTCTCAATAGCTCAACAAGTCTCTCCATGCTGTTCTTGAGTACATAGATGTTGTACATCTTCTGATTACTACCCTTTCTATGTCCAGCAGCTTGAAGAGTTGTATTTATCTTGAACTTACCAGAGAGTTCACTCTGCAATCTCTCTAACTCCGGCCTTGTGAATGAATGGGTACAAAAAATGGTTGAGTTCCCATTCTTACTTCCATCATCCATAAGCCATACAGCTAATGCCATTGGTGTAAGCTCCCTGGCTATCTCATTGGTCACTACCTTTACCCCTGCATCATAGAACATTCTATGTAGGTCAGTAAAGATTGGATGTGATACTGTGCGAAATCCACACATTATCGACTTATTACCCTTCCTACTCCTTTCCCTGTACTTTACAGGGCCGGTAACAAAGGGCTTAATAAGATGATGCTTCCATATCACATAATCAACCTGGTCTACTGTATGCTCTACATGAAGTCTTGCATTCATACCGGTATGGGCCAATTCCAATGACCCATCACCGAGCATTGTACCAATGAGGAATGACCTTTGCTCATTGCTTAAGTCTGGTACATCCATCCGCTCATGAGGCTTTAGGGGACTTATATCATACTTCTTGAAGTAGTAGTTTACAGTAGAATATCCCTTACCATATTTCTCAGCTATATCCATTATAGTGAGCTGGTTATCAAAATATTCCTTTCTAAGAGTTGCTTCCTTCATTACTACCTCCGATTGCCCGCCTACTGGCTCATCTTGGGTTACCTGCTGATTACCCCCACACAGGTGGTTGGGCTTTCCAGCATATAGTGGAATTAGTCGGGGCAATTTCCATACCCCCATCAATATCAAGGTCCTGGGTTGGATACTCTGAGGTCTCCGGTATCTCCCGGGCAACCATGGCACCTACCGCCCCTATCTGAACGTGCCTACCCTGAGTCAGATTGATTGTCTGAAACATATTAGGCACAATCAGGAGGGCTGGCTCCAATGCCTCCCTCACAATGGTCTGTACAGTTGTCGGTATAACAATTACTACCCCTGCTTTCGCAGTATTTCTTACAGGGTTTGGACTATATCTTCTCCCAGCACTGCTGGGGCTCCACATCTAGTCTCTGAGGTTCCTGAGAGTAATGGCTCAATCTTGTACATCATAGATGGTATCATGTATGGCTTAATGATAGATATGAAGTCACCAACACTTCTCTTCAGAATGCCTATCTTAAACATCTTCTGATTGCTACCCTTCCTATACTGGGCAAACCAGAGGGAGGTATGCACATTAAACTTACGTCTAAGTACCTTCTGTAGCCTCTCCAGCTCTGGGGGTGTATATGAGTGGGTCGCAAACTCCAGGTGGTTCCTACTCCTGGTACCATCATCCATGAACCATACAGCTATACTAAATGGCGTCAGCATAGAGACTATCTCATTGGTCACTACCTTTACCCCATTGTCATAGAATGTATTATGGAGATCAGTAAATACTGGGTGACATATTGTTCTGAAATATGCCTTCCTGTATAACTTGCCATGTGCATAGTCATCACAATGTTTGATATCACATCCAGCAAAAGACTTCATAATATCATACTTCCATTCCACGTAGGGTAACTGCTCATATGAGTGCTTAACAGTCAGCCATGCATTCGTTCCATTCTTAGCCACTAGTAAACATCCATCTCCTAACATTGTACCCACCATGAACTCGTTTTGGTGGGGCGTTAGTTCCTGTGTACCATTTCTCTCATAGGGTTTCAGGGGACTTAGTTCATATTTCCTGAAGTACTCAATAACAGTATTCCTTGATATTCCATACTTATCAGCTATCTCAGCTTGGGTTAGCTTGTTATTGTAGTACTCCTTTTCTAACGTCTTCTTCTGCATCATATTGAATGCCCCTTACTTGCTATCTTAAGTTACCTGCTGATTACCCCCACAGAAGTGGTTGGGCTTTCCAGCATACAGTGGAGTTACACTACTGCATTACTACAGTAGGAGGCTCATATCGAACCTGGTGAGGTCAGCCTGCACCAGAAGGTCATTGATCAGCATAGGCTCATCACTAAAGCCGGTGGGGGACTCATCATCCACCACATAGCCATTGTTAGTGAAGGCGCTGTACACCCTTCTGAATATCTGTAGGTCCTTATTCCCTTTATCCATCTATTCTTCTAACCTCCCTTCCAATTGTAGTTAGTTATTATATGTACTAAACCTGGAGCTGAATGTGGGCCATTCCATAATGCCCGTTCTGCACCAGGTTAACTGTAGACGCAATACTTGGATATGAGCCATTAATACCATACTCAGCATCCTGTATGAAGTCAAACAGTACCTTGGGCAGACCACCAGTCTCAGTACCAGGCAGTTTGCTCCCGGGGTAAGTATCTACCAGCTCCAGCATGTCCTTGGGATATCTGGAGTCAGTCAGGACCAGCCTACCTACTGTCTGAGCAGTAGCTGCATTAGTAAGGCTAGTCCCAGTGCCCTGGGGGATGAACTTGCCGTTCATGTCACTCTTAAGGATCTGTCCTGCCGAGCCATCTCTATAGGTAGCTGTACCATAGAAGTATAGGAATGGATACTTCTTATAAGTGGCCAGATACCCGGCACATGTAGTCGCATTAAGGTTATATGGATGCATATCCACTGCGGCCACATAGCCAGAGGTGAAGCTGCTCACCAATTCCAAGTCTACAAATGGTACTTCAATATAGAAATCACAGCAGACCCCCCAACTCTCCCACAGGTTGTAATTGAGGTGCTTACCCCTTAAGTCCTGGTAAACGTCCTCATATACCATACCAATGGGCATATTGCCGTCTATAAGACAGAAGTTGGACTCAGGATCCGCTCCCATTGCATCAGTTACTACCAGACCACTACAGGTAAAGGTGCCAACTGTTGCGTCGCTGGCACTATAGGGTATCCTCTGCTGAATACCTCCATTACATGGCACCAGAAGACCTGCTATAGAGTCCTCGTAGCCAAAGAAGCTACTATCTATGTTGCTGGCTACTATCATAGAGCTTGCAACCGTAGCATCCTCAAAGACTGGAATGGTACCACTGCTGGCTATATTGACTATACCAGAGGGGGTAGTCCCGGTCTCAGTCTGATTGGTAAGGAGACTGACTATCGTCCCCTTACCAATGACCACAGCATCAGAGGTTTCCACATCTATCCACTGTACCGGCAGGCATTTATAGGGGAGGAATGGATCCGGAAGGTGAATGCCCTCACTAACCTCCACATGCGGCCTGGTCTTGCTGCTAAGGAACTTGGTAGGGGCAGTCCTTATGGGCTGCCTCTTAGTTGTCTGTGTATTAAAATTCAATTTCGGCATATTTTGCTATACCTCCTCTCTATGTCTTATCAAAGCCCTCATCCAACTCTGGGATAAGGTGTTTGATCCTTCTTTCACTCTCACTCATTCTTCTTCCACTATTACCTAATTTGTCTGTTACTACGTCAGGATCTCTATCCCCATCTACCCCTGCGGCATCAACTACTTCTGTTGGAGTATCAGGGCGACCCTGGTTAATTTCAACTCTAAGGTCGTCAAGGGTATCCTTAAGGGAAGTGACCTCCCTCGCAAGGAGCTTCTCCCTCTCGGCCTCTATATCCTCCTTCTTCACTTTCTTCATAACTAGTCTGGTATAGAGGATACTATCTACTATTGTCTCCTTAAGCTCCTTGTGAACAGCAGCCTTGTCAGCCGTAAGGGCCTTAATAGTCTCATCCCTCTCACTGACTGCTTCCCTGAGGGCAGCATCATTAACCTTCTCCTTACCATTGTCTCCACCATTGTTACCACCACCATCAGCGGTTGCAGCACCAGTGGTAGTAGGTTCAGTAGCAGTAGCACTACTAGCATCAGTGGTTGTAGCATTAGCGTTAGCAGCATCAGTAGTAGGTTCAGCTTTGCCATTATCTGTATTAGCAGCCATGTATTCTTCCATCACCTCCATGGCAAGTATCTCCTCAATTGTGGCATCAGCCAGGAGGATGTCATGCACTACGACTTCATCTATCTTCCACTCATCCTCAGTGCTGCTAGACACCTTAGCACTGACCTTGATGCCATATTTCTTGGCTCTCCTTCTGAGGCAACTCAGTATCTTGGCCTTAACCGCCGGGCTAAAGTGACTCTGGTTCAACCTTGCCAATCCGTTCCTAACATGACTTGCATCATGGGCTGGAAAGGACCTATCCGGCCCACAGAATGCTGAATCCGGCAAATTCTTCCTTGCTTTGTAGGATAGCTTAGCATCCTCGGTTAATACCAGGGTACCATCCTCAATAGCCTTATCTATGTCAACCTCAGCTACCCCAATATATTCAGCCAGGAAGTCCTCCACGGTTATTTCTTTACTCACTATTCTTTCCTCCTCTCCTGGTTTATTGTCTCTATTTTCAATGTCTTTATCTTCAACATCATTATCACTGCGGTATATCATATCAAAGATGGCCTTCTTATTAACCTCAAAGCTATCAAATATATTAACTGAGGAACCATCATTAAGGCTCATAGCCAGCCCCTCATCCCTTGATACTACAAAGAGTTCCAGGAGGCTTTGTCCCCCAATACTATCGTGTACTGTCTCAGTGGGCTCCCATTCTGCTGACTGGACACCTGCATATACGTCAGAAGGGGATATAACAAAGGCCACATGCCTACCCTTAAGGGGCCCTGCCTTGTAATAGCATAGTTTACCACCAGAGTCCCTGTCCCCGTCCTTGTTGTACCTTGCAAACCTGGTATGTCCGCAGGTGGAATCCTTAACTACTGCCGGCTTATTACAGATGCTACACATCACATTACTGGCTATGGCGCTAATGCTGACTGTATCATACCTCCGGTCCAGCACCTTAGGTATAGACGCCTCATCAGATATCCTGGTCATAAATTCCAGATATCCGTCAGGCTTATTATCCGGGATAAGGTCATCCTCAACAAATTCCCTGGCTACGCCCTTCTGATACCTTACGTCCAGTATCCTTCCTATTACATTGTCAGCTGAGGAATCAGATATGGGGTGATAGGTCAGAACTGGCTTTTGAAATGGGGTAGTCCATGTGGGTATGGTCTCATCCGCTGTACTGGGCTCATACCAGAAACCATTACCATTAATATATCCCCAGTGAGACGCAGCTAGCTTTGCCAGGAGAGAGCGCCCCGGTCCCAGACTCTTTACCCCAGTATTATCCATAAGGATGAATTCCTCTGCCTTCTCCTCATTAATTGGAAGGGGGAATATCCTCAGTGTATCTGTTATTAATAGTTCACTCATTCTGTATCACCACCATCTATGTTACCACTATTAGTACGTATCAGCATAATTAGCCAGCTCATACAATATCCCCACCTTAACCGGGGCTGCCCTCACTGAACCAAGGTTCTGCATGGTGGCATGGACATTCCATCCCTGAGTTAAGTCTCCTGCTATCACCGGACTGGTAGCACTATACGTATGATATGGAAGGTTACAGGCCACTCCATTGCTGTAGGTAGCATTGAAGGCATTTCCATAGTAAACTCCACCTGTGCTGGGATGGCCATATGGATCCTCCGGGCACCCTGATGCGGTTGCTATATCAAGCCCACCCACGTAGGTGGAGTCAGTATATGCAACTCCACCCCTGGATGACTCTGAGAAGAAGTTAACCCTGAAAGTGGTAGCAACCTTAGTCGTTACCGCCACATTCATTATATTAATCCGGTCCACTACATGGGTAGTACCTGATGCCAGACTGAATGCAAATCCTATCCCAGATGCATGAGCCTGATTAGTCCCAGGAACACCTAACTCATCAATATTATGGGAGGTGTAGAATATTGGTCTCCTTAAAGTTACTCCTAATGACATTTTATCACCACCTACCCACCGTTATTCTTACTGCCATTTCTTTTGACAATAGCGTACTTTCCACCAAGGACTATCCCGCCTCCCCCGATGCCGCATACTCCAGCTATTATCCCTGTCCTCACTTCCAACCTGGCTATATCCACTTTGTTATCACTAATATAGTCACTTAAGCGGTCCAGCTTTTTGTTCATTTCATCGACTGACTTCCTGAGATTTACAACATCAGCTCTCAATCCCTCAACTCTTAGCTCCAGTCCCCTCATGGTACCATCATACTCTGGAGAGATGATCTCTGCCACAGCAGAAAGAGCTGCTACTACAAGAACAAGAACCATTACAAATGAAATATGGTGCGATGTTGACACTATCCACATACCTCCCTCCTGAGTTACCTCATTAACTTTACTCTACAAGTGCATAGTGGATGAGTCATATACCCAGGAGGTATTGCCGCCAGATCCGTATCAGGACCTATCTCATATGCCTTGCCCTCATGTACCCGGCACTTGCCATCCGAATCAAATGGGAAGTGGGATATGGAGAACTTAGTAGCCCCCAGGAAGAGACCTCCCCTGAATGTACCAATGTTAAATGCCCTCTGTAACTCATTCCTACCACCCAGTCTTATTCTATAGTAATTGGAATCGAAGGCACTACCAATTGCGCCCTCTGCATCCTTCTTATCATATGTGGTCCTGACTATCCCCTCTGCAGAGGACTTAAGGTCCCTGAAGGCGGAGCTAAGCCACTTCCTGGACTGCTCCGCAAGGTAGGTACTATCAGTAGAGTAGTTATAGGCTATACTCTGCACCCCTAATTGCCTGCAGGCATCCTCTACTCCAGCCATGAAGGCTGGAAGGACATAACCGGCAGAGTCCTTGAGCATCTCATCAAGTGTCAGATCCAGGATCATATCCATTCTGCCTTTATCAAAGTCCCTGAGGGAGTCAATTACCCTGTATCCATTTCCATTCCTGCTGTCCTCTATGCCATCAACATACCTCTCCCTTATGAGCTTCCTGGCATCATCCTCCGCTGTCCTGTATCTCCTCCTCAGGGCCGCTACATAGTCCTGATAGTTAAGGGATTCAAGGAGCCTACTTGCCTCCACTGTAATTTCGTCAGTTACCACTTCCACTCCAACCTCCTGCAGGACAGGGGTAGTAAGTGCGGCAGAGTCCTTATATGTGCCAGGGGCCATCTTGGTTCCATATTGATTGCTTGGCATGTCTAATGACTTAACAGATGCCATCCGCCCACTCAGATCCTTGGTAATACCCTTGAGGATGCCTGGGTTACTGAGGAGGAAGGGCTCATCCACGGCCCTTATTACATTCCTTATTACCTCTACCTTCCAGAAGAACATGTCACTTCTCTGCTCAGGTTTAATTGGATCCTTACCCATAAGGAGCCTGGCCTCTGACTCAGTAATAAGGTTTCCATTATACAGGTTAATAATGTGGTTCTCTTCCTTGATCCTATCATCAATATCAATTTCCGGGAAAGCAAACTCTATGGACTCAACTGATGGGTCAAATCCGCCTTCCATCAATAACTCAGCTATAATTTCCTCCTGTATTGCGGTCTTAAGGACATTCTGAAATTCCCTTACAGTGCTAAACATGCCCCTCTCTAATGCCTCTGCAGTGCTCCTACTTGCCGTACCAGAGTATCCAAGTGCAACTTCACTGGCACCAAGGCCAGCAAAGACCCTATTCTTAAAGTGGTCAAGTATTCCCTCCAGCCTTAGCGCCCTTCCCTCGGCGCCAATTGCCCTTACCTCATGGTAGTAGGGAGTTACCAGCATCCCATCTGTAGTCATCTGCCTGACTGTGCTCTTGGCCTTCTGTATTGCCTCCGGGGATGGCCTGTTAAGATCGTCCCCAACTAAGTACTGATAGAGGGGAATAGCATGGTTGAAGACAAGCATCTCAGCATTTTCCTCTATCCTCCTGAGGGCCTGAATGTCGTCTATTACCGGGGCTACCATGGGAGTGCCAAATGTAAGTCCTGCTTCCCTATCCTTTACTATGTGGATCATATCCTCCGGTCTCCACTCAGGCTCTTTCTCCGCAGCCCTTATCCTTACCTGCTTGTACTTCTCTACCCTTCCATTCTTCCTCTTAGCCACCCTTATACCTGTAGCATCCACCACAAAGTACCCAGCAACAGGTTTCAGCTCCTTACCATCAAAGGTAGTCCTTACTCTACCCCCAGATGCATCCTCATTCCTCACCTTCTCCACAAAGCAGTTGGAATAAGTCACCACCTGCTGAGTGAGTTCCCTCAGGAACTTATCAGTGGGAGTCCTGGTAACCATAGCCATCTGCCGCAGCCTCTCAATTACGTAACTGGTAGAGGTGGGGTTATCCCCACTAATCCTGTATCCGTTCCTCCATATTAGCTCTATGTACTTATCAACTATCCTCCGGAAGAACGCCTCTGAGGCCAGACACTTGGCTATCTTACTGAAGTCAAATTCGGGGGCATTCCACTCCTTACTCCCACCAGGCCTGGTCACCTTGCCATACTCCAGTCGGGCTGACTCTGGGTGGGCAGTAACTTCCTTGGGCTTCTTTGAAGCTTCCTCTAGCTCCACTACAGAAGAGGATGGGGTAATATTGAAAAGGCTCCTTACTGCCCCCATAAATCTGTCAGCTCTGTTTGGAGTTATTGCCGTACCAGAGCCTTTGCCATTGCTTGGACTACTAATGATGCCCACTAATCTACTACCCCCCTTACTGCACTGGCTATTAGCTCCAGCTCCACATCGTCAAGCACATCCCTACACCTCTGTATTAGCTTAAGGTCATCTATATCATCTAGTTCTGAGGACTCTCCTATATTACTGAGAAGTTCACCGGAGGATGGCCCGGAGCCAAATCTTTCTACTGCCTCTTTGGAGGTGAAATTAACCCTGTAGTTACTATTTGATACAAAGGAATATACTTCTGCGGAAGTAGGAGCTGAGTAGCTCCTGGATATATTGCTTTGATCAGTGCACATAATCCCCGTCTCCATCCCCTTAATGAGAAGGTCAATCAATTGGAGCATCTCCCTGCAGAACTCCCTCTTCCTGGCCATCACCAGGTACCTGTCAGTCCTGATATGAGAAAGCTTGAGCATATTGACGTAGTCCATCATATATGCCTTGAGTGATCTGATCATGTCATCTATTGAATCAAGGGAGTACATTATCAGCTCATCAAATGGGCTGCACCTCTTAATGGTATCACCCATCCTTGCTACCTGGTCCCTGAGGGCAGAAGTGGCTGATATGGTCCAGTTATCAAGTGTCCTCTCCAGAGTGGCTACTACATTCCCCAGTGCTGCCTCTATCACTATATTCAGCAGATCCACCAGGGAATTGATAAGGTCCCCCGCCCCAATACAAAGACCATTGAAAGAAAAGGTCATGCCCAGCCGCAGCATCTTCAGGAACCTTAAGTGAGTACTTGACATGAACCTGGACACCCCAAGGAGGTTATCAAGAAGACAACATGCTACGTCAGAGCTATTAGCCCAGTTAGTTAGAAGGACAAGGATCTCATCAATACTTCTGGATGACCCCTGGATAGCATTACTGACAAAGTGGTCAGTAATAATGTTACCCCTGACCCAGCTATATACATCCACCCCGGGTTTAGCTACATCTACCCCATTTGCCACCAGCCAATTCCCTATGTCAGTGGTATCAGATACCTCTACCTTACTTATGTCTACCAGAGGAACTTCCATCCCTATAGTAGCCACATTGAGTATCCTGATAGTGGAGCTATGGTGCCTCCTCATAGAGTCAGCCACTGGTAGTAACTCCACCGCAACAGGGTTGTAGTCCCTCACTCCAGGATCCTTGATCCTTTCCCTGACTGCCTTTACTATTGTATCCGCATGCACCAGGGAGGTAAAGTTGGAGATCCTTCCTCCGGTTCCCGCAGCAGCCAATTGACCAATCCCCATAGGGCGCCTTAGATCCTCCCTGCTTAATAGCTTTTCCCCTGTCTCCTCCCAGCTGTAGTCTGTAATAGCGCCCTCTATCCTGTCTGCTATGTTACCACCAACCACAGGTATTCCCCTGAGGGTGTCCGCTAGCCACTTGCCCAGCCTGTACTTCAGCTGGTCCATCAGGATGTCAGTAAGGTTATAGTCCTGGAGACCACTAAAGACGGAGGCTGGGTTAGAGACAGCCGGACCATATAGTCCCACAGCCGATAGAGCAGCCAGCCAGTCCTCCCCTGTTATGTAATTGTCATGATCTCCATTACTAATGGACCTCACTGCTCTGCCAAGGGTTGGGTCCGTAACAGGGACGTTCATATTAGACACCTGGTTGATAGCAGTATCAACTGCTGTATCTAATGAAGAAGAGGTAGATAAGGCGGCCTGGTATAGACCAACAGTGCCTTCAAAGTCCTTACTGTATGGGGTACCACTAGGGGCTTCACCCATCTGTTCCTCATCCCACCCATAGTACTGGCCATGGATGAAGAGAGGATCCGGCCCCAATTTTGGCTTATAGCCTATATACTTATATTCACTCATAGATCCTGCCCACCATTGATGTCAATATAGAGAGGGATGGGCCCGGGATAGTAGGTTTGAGAGTCTACAGCCTGCAGGGGGCGCACAGGTTCGGGCCCATAGTTATCTGCTATTAAGTAATAAGGTATGATTAAAATGTTCTCCTTCCAGGACTTGCCCTTCCACCAAAGCCTCTTCCCTCCGACCTAGGACTGATTGTTGCCCTGGTGCCCCTTAACTCCCTGTCCTTCAGGGATAAGTCATTCTGAACTATTGTTCCAGGAACGTCTACCTCAATTAATTTGGGCGTCTCCCCCCTCCTTGAATAACTGTATTGTATGCCATACGACTCAACTAACTCCTGGAAGACCCCTTGTCTCTTCTCTATTCCGTATTTAGTCTGTAATATATCCTCAGTAGCCGGACTGCCTATCTCCCTGGTACTAACCATCCCCTGTGCCCTGCTCTTGATGATGTCCTCTACAATAGCTGCCGAGTCGGTGGACTCATAGTTAGTAAGCTCACTATACTCCATTGCAAAGCCCAGGAGAGCAAGCATCCATGCCGTTAGCATGTCTTCATTGCTGTCAGTATATACAGGCCTCCCTGATGCGCCCCTCCTTATAATAACATATTCCCTCATCTGTCCCACAAGGAGGGTTCTCTCATCCTCAAAGTCAGGGAGTACCATCTTGTGGCCCTCTATGACTCTGGCAGCATGGTTAACCATGAATGGTTTAATATGCTTCTTCACCCTGGTCTTGTCCAGTGGATCATAGACCTCAATGGTACTAGATAAGTTGATAGGCCTTATCTTCTCAGCCAATGACAGTCTACCAGCATCAATGGCTTTCTTCTTCAATGCCTCTATCCAGATAGTACCATACCCTTCATCCACATAGATATACTTCAACGGCATTTCTTTATCCAGGGCCATAACCCTGCCGACAGCCCCATGCTCAGTAAACTCAGTATTATTAACTATCTCTGTCCTGAAGAGCCTATATAGGTGGGTAGGAACTCCATTGACGGGCGCATCACTTGGATTATATTCTATTATACACAATTGAACCCCTGTCGTCTCAGTATTCCAATCAACTCCCATGACGTAGAAGTTCCTGGGATCAGGCCTTAGATCCTCATAGGCGTAGGACTCATATTCCTCCTCACCTGTATCTGGGTCTATAGAAGGGATAGTCATACCTAACTCAAGACATATATCTATATCTCCATGCCGGAAGACTCCTTGTGCTTCCTCCCCCCAATCTGCCAGAACTTCATGCATATACTCAATGGTAGGAAGCTGGTTCCTGTAGAATGTATCAGTCTCCTCAGTGAAGAGGGGAGATACATGGGATTGATAATGAAATGGGCTTCCATCCCTGGCTTCCCTCTGACACTTCTTGCAGATGAAGTCACTCTTACTGTCCATCGCCCAGTGGTAGAACTCTTCCCTCTTACCAGTGGGAGTTGAGGATACCCATATCCGGGCATTGGGCCTGCTGAAGGTAGTAGCAGTAACGGCGCTAATAGCTCCAGTTCCCATGTAGTCCATCTCATCCAGATAGAGATGGTCAGCGGGGTTGCCTCTAATACCTGCACCCTTCTGCCCCGACTTGGTACCAGCAGTCATAGCACTGATCTCTGCCCCATTCTTGAAGATAGCCTGGTAGTATGGATGGCTGGGCATCTTGGATATAGAGTTCCTAATCTCAGGGACGTCATGAATGAGGGGCATAAGGGTCTTATCAAACAAGACCTTAACCTGGGCCTGGTAGGGTGCTACGTAGAGGATCTTGGCATAGTTGTTTGTCCAGGCAGTATGGAGAATGTCCACTGCCATGCAGAGAGTCTTGCCTATCTGCCTGCCGCACCTGGTGAGCTTCTTCCTATTATTACAGTTGAGTATTGCCTTCTGGTAGTCGAAGAGATGGAGGGGCTTGGAGGGATCCATGGGGTTCCTGAGCCAGTATTGGGCCCAGAGGCATGGATTGGCTGATATGATGTAATAAATAATATCTGAAACTGGCCAGTCCGCGGCCTGGAGGCCATCTATAGTGCCCTGCAGGTCAAAGCCATGCTTAAGGACTGAGCCCTTATATTCATCTTCCCTCTGTTCCTGGTTGTCCAGGTATTTCAGTAGGCTCCGGAGCTGGCCGAAGCTCATATTTGGCATCTAGTTCCTCACTGCCCTCCTTACCCCCTACATTGTTAGTATCTTCAGCAGTACTGGTGTCATTACTGGTGTCAGTACTATCTGTTAGCATAGTACTGCCCTTATTAAATATACCATAGAAGCTACAGGAAATGCAAACTGCATGCTCCTTCTGGGTTAAAAAGTCATCCGCCCCCTTCAGATAGGACAAGTCCATGCCAAAGATCTGGGTAGCCTCCAGGTAGTTGGGACTACCAGCTAATTCATGTAAGGACTTAAGGTCACCCTCCCTATCGAATAGAAGGGAGTGGAAGATCCTGGATACCCAATGCATAGTGCTTCCTGGGCCGTTAAAGATACCAAAGTCAATCATCTCAAAGGGCCTCATGATATACTCCAACCCCCTGGGGGTATACCTGTAGTAGCTATTGCTGGTATGGTCATATGGCTGGAGGAATGGGACCTCCACGTAGATAAGTGGATCTTCTGTTGTAACCCTGTAGATCTCATCCACCATCAACTGGGGTTGAGGCAGCTTATCCAGGACATCAATACAGATAACGGCCCCATATGAGCCATTGTCATAAGGTATCTTAGTATAGGCGGCATTCAGCTTAATGACCTCCAGGATGTCGCATACAGTCAGTGTCCTGGGTCTGAATGTCCTTCCCCACTTATTGAGGGATAAGATGGGAGTGTCATCATCCAACCTGCTAAGGAGGTTGGGTATCATAGCCTCATGCTGTCTTGTAACTGACACTGGGTGTACTGTCTTAAGGTTATTCATTTCTTCTCCCCTGTTACTACTACAAACTTCATGTCAATTAGTGCGTCATCATCCAAGAATACTGCATTATGCGCCCGGGCTACATGGGGGGGCATTTTCCTATGTATCTTATATATCTTGTCTACTGTATTCTGACTAAGACCACTTCCATTAAGCCAATTCATAACACTGCATCTCCTGGAGGTATGGACTGAATAGCATATATCAGA